GTTTCTTGTGATGTTGTGAAAGTTGGTTCTCCGTCAGGTATCTTATCAATACCATATCGTTTTTCAATTAGTTTTTCTTCTCTAACTTTCAATTCAACATCTTTAAATAATTTCTCTTGTTTCATATGAGAAGAATTTAAAAAGGAAACTGGACTAAGAGTCATGATCGAAGATGGAAATGGAACTCATTTTATACAGAAGATAGAAGAAAAGTTAGTTGAACCTAAAGATTCTAAAAGTAGAGAAGTAAAAACTGCTAAAAGTAAAACCAGAGAAAAAGAAGTTACACCTTATTCAAAATGGGTTAAAACTTTAAAAAATTTATAACTATGAAACATTTAAGAAAATTTAAAACAAATGAAAATAAACCCCATGAGGTTGATTACCATGAACTTAGTGCAGCTAAAAAGAAATTTAATACCCCATCTATTTATTTAGCTGGTGGATGGTCAGGGTGGCGTGATATAGTTATAGAGGAATTCAAAGATTTTGATATTAATTGGTTAGATCCTAGAAATGCTACAGAAAAAGATAATTGGTTTGACCTCGAAGTTGAAATGGTGAAAAAGTCTGATTTTATTATAGCTTGGGTAACCCCTGATAATAAATCAGGTTTTGGTATGACTTATGAAATGGGAATGGCTTACGCTCTAAATAAACCTTATATCCTAATTAATGAAAAAAATAATAAGTATCAATGGGGTATGCAATCATCAGGAGCTGCTGAAACATTTAATAACCCTAATAAAGCTTTTGATTGGTTAAAAAATAATTGGTTTAAATAATAACACGAGAAAATATTCACTAATCCATATTCCAGTTTCGCTTACAATGTCAATGTTTTCGGATAATGATGAGTTAGCTAGTCTTATTATTACTTCAAGATGAAAGGGTAGATCCTACTGCTGATGATAATTATGCTATTGAATGGGCTTCTGAAAATGGTCATACTGATACAGTTGAATTATTACTTCAAGATGAAAGAGTTAGAGAAAAACTTGATCCTCCTGAAAACAATTAATTATTAGAAAGAAGAAAGAGAATTTAAATATATAAATTATGATAAATAATGCTCCAAATAACCCTACCAATAAGAATGGTAAGAAAAGATATAAACAAGGTAATTTCATACCACAGAATAAAGATAGTGTTGTGAAATTGAATTCCAAAGGTGGTATTTATTTTAGAAGTGGATATGAATATAAAATATACAAATATTTAGATTTGATGTCATGTAAACCCGAAGGTGAATATCCTAGAGTTTTGAGGTGGGGAGCTGAATTTGTAGAAATACCATATAAAAAAAGATCAGTTAAAAAGACGAAATGGGGCGAAAACCAATGGAAAGAAACAGAACATAGATATTATCCTGATGTTTACTATGAGTTAGAAAAATCAAATGGTGATATATCTAAAGTTTTAGCTGAAATAAAACCTTATTCTGAAACAAAAGAACCACAACTTCCAAAAAATACGACTAAGAAACAATTAGAAAGCTTCGAATATGCTATGAATATGTGGAATGCTAATATGTCTAAATGGACACAAGCTATAGAATATTCAAAAAATAGGGGATTGAAGTTTGTTGTGATATCTGAAAAGTATATTAATATGTTGAAAAATTAAAAGGGAGGTGAAATCTTTTTATCACCTTTTATTTCTCTATTGACTTTACTACATAAGGGTTGTAAGTTAGTATAATGATTTAACTCTAATAAATCCTTTTCATTTATAGAAGATGATATTGGTATTATATGGTCTATATCCCATCCATGTTTAAACTGCCCGTTATATAACCCCCTATTGTCCCATGACATCCAATCCTCAAACTTACTTTCTAAGTATTCCATGAAAAATTCAAATGAACACCCTAATATTTCAGTGGTTTTGGATTCTTTTATATAATTTTTATTATAGAATGAATTGTTTATAGAATTTCTGATATTAACGGATAATTTAAATAAAGGGTCATTATCTCTCCTATTTTTCAAATATAGATTTCTTTTTTCTTTATTATTATCTTGATAATTATTCTGATAATCTAACATCTTCTGTCTATTATCATAATAATATTCCCTCTGTCTATCCTTTATCCTTTCTTTATTATCATTATAGTATAATTTTGACTTCTCTAATATTTCTTCTCTATTTAGTCTATAATTTTCTCTATCTTTTGATCTTATTTTTTCTATATTAAGTTCCCTATATACCTTCTCACATGACCTACATGAGTATTTTAGACCATCCTTACTACGACTATATTTATTGAATTCAGTGATTTTTTTATTTGATTTACATTTACTGCACCTTTTCATAAGTTATATATAAAAAAGGAGGAAAGTCTTTTATATATATAACTCATAAAAATTATTACAATAGTTCATGGCAAGTTATAACCCATTAAACGGAAGTGGAGGAGAAATAGACAATCAAAATGTTCAAAATAAAGGATTAGTTAGCAATATGTTAAGAAATCTCTCTAATTGGGGGATGAAGTATGATGATATGATTTCAAAAAATAGGGTTGCTATTGGTGTTAATGAAGATCCTAATATGATGAAAGATACATCGATGTATGATTTCTTCTCACAAAGAGCTGTGGCATCGATGCTTAGCAGGAAATCTATACCATATTTAGATAGAAGTTATGCTGATAAGAGAAGAATATTAAGAGAATATTCTATTAAAGATGAAATTAAAGATTTTGTAACAAAAGTTTGTGATGAGTCAATAATATATGATGATGATGATGCATTTTGTAGACCTAAGCCTTTACCAGATGAATACTCACAGGAAATTAAAGATGCCTACATGGAAGCATTTGATAAAGTTTATAACTCTTATGGTTACAATGATGGTAAACTTGGTTGGGATAATTTTAGAACGTTTATAATTGATGGGTATCTATCTTTTGAAATCGTTTATGATGACAAACAACAAAATATTATAGGGTTTGAAAGGTTAGATCCAGCTACATTAGTTCCTGGTTATGAGCCTAGCGTTGGGTATATATGGATTCAATTCCCAGAAGATCCAACTTTAAGAAGAATTCTTTTAGATTCTCAGATAATTCACGTTTCATATGCATCAGGTGATGATTATACAGAAACAAGTTACGTAGAGGGGTTAATAAGACCATATAACCAATTAAAGATAATAGAACAAACACGTATCATGTTCAACATGATAAACGCTACTCACTATCAAAAATTCACTGTTCCTATCCAAGGTCTATCAAGACAAAGGGCAGAAGAACAAATATCTCAAATGATTGCTGATTATTCAGAGGAAATTGAATGGGATGATATGCTAGGGACAGTCCAAATAAATGGATCTAAACACCTACCATATAATAAACAAGTTTGGTTTCCCGAAGGAGAATCTGGAACACCAAATTTAGAGGTTGTTTCACCAGAGGGTCATGATTTAAATGAATCTGATATACTGACTTGGTTCTTTAATATTTTAAAAAGAGCTTCACAAATACCATTTACTCGTTTTGATAGAGATAATGGTGGTGGTAGTATCTATTCAGATGCATCTGAGATGACAAGAGATGAGGTTCAATTTGCTAATTTCATATCAAGACTTAGAACTGGGTTTAAAGAATCCCTAAATAAGCCACTTAAATTACAAATGCTTTTACAATTTCCTGAACTTAAAGATGATGATAAGTTTTTGAAAAGTATAGGTGTTGAATTTAATAGTAAAGAACTTTTCGAAGAATGGAAAAGATTAAATAATCTACAAAAAAGAACTGAGATAGCATCAAGTATGTTAGCATCTCTACAAGATAGTGAGGGTAATCCATATTTTCATATAGAATGGGTTGTCAAAAATATACTTAAATTATCAGAGGAAGATAAACAAGAAAACGAATCATTCTTCACTAAATACTCTAGTGGTAGCGGGGAAGAAGGCGAAGGAGGTGATGAAGGTGGTGACATGGATTTCGGTGGCGATGATGATTTCGGTGGTGGAGATGATGCTGGTGGCGATGATGATTTCGGTGGTGGAGATGATGCTGGTGGTGGTGATGCTGGTGGCGATGATGGTGGCGGAGATGAAGATTTCGACTTCTAAAAATAAACATATCTGTCCAATTCTTATATAAAATATATGAATTGGACAGAATATTTAGAATTATCAGAAAATATATTAGAAGCTGGTGATAATTTATCATGATGATTAAAAAGGTTATACATGATGATTGTTTCAATTATTTCGATGAAATAAAAGATAAATCAATAGATTTAATATGCGCAGATTTACCTTATGGGACGACTAAATGTAAATGGGATTCTACATTACCATTAGATGAATTATGGGTAGAGTATAAAAGGGTTATTAAAGATAATGGATGTATAGTACTTTTTGGGCAAACACCATTTGATAAGGTGTTAGGGTGTTCTAATCTTGGTATGTTAAAGTATGAATGGATATATGAAAAACCGCAAGCAACCGGATTTCTGAATGCTAAGAAAATGCCATTAAAAGCACATGAAAATATATTAGTTTTCTACAAAAAACCACCTACTTATAATCCACAAAAAACATACGGACATAAGCCAATTAATTCTTATACTAAAAAAGCTGATGTTCAAAATAAAACAGATGTATACGGAAAGGTAAGTAAAGATGTCAGTGGTGGTGGTGAAACTGAAAGGTATCCAAGAAGTGTCAAAGTTTTCAAATCTGATAAACAAAAGAATAAATTAAATGGGACTATTCACCCAACCCAAAAACCATTAGATCTAATTAAATTTTTAATAAAAACATATACAAATGAAAAGGATTTAGTACTTGATAATGTTGCAGGTAGTGGGACAACTGCTGTTGCTTGTGAGGAATTAAATAGAGGTTATATAGTTATTGAAAAAGAAAAGAAATATTATGATATAATTTTGAAAAGAATTGGATTACTTGAAAAATAATATTGAATGTTAATATATACTTTATGAAATATCTAAAAAGATCCAACTACTTTTTAAATCACGGCTACCTAAGTGAGTCTATGTTTTATGTTTCAGATGACTTCAAAGAAAAGATAAAAGGTATAGATTCTCCTATATCAAAAGAACTCTTATCTGTTGTTAACACTAATGTTAAACCAGATATGACCTTTGTTGATGTTGCAGACAAAGAGGGATTTGTTAAATTTTCACAAATAGAAACTGGATCAAAATCATTAAAAGATGAGCTTGTAGATGAAGAAACTGGTGATGTTTTTAAACTTGATTTTAAATCAGGTGATTGGTTTAATGAAAAGGGAGATAAAGTTGATTTAGAAATTGATACTGATAAATTTATAAATAATAACTTTGATCAAGTTAAAGGTGGAAACCAAGTTAAAATTGGTAAACTTATTAATAAAATCTTCCCAAGTAAATTTAAAGATAAGGAAATAGAAGAATTCGTGAACCTATTTAAATCAAAAACAAGTGAACTTAAAAATAATTTTAAGATTGTTAAAGGTTATGATATACCACGATGGTATAATTGTGATAGTTATTCAGAAGAGAAGGGTACTTTAGGGTCATCATGCATGAAAAATATGGATGATGATGTTTTTGATATTTATTCAGAAAATGAAAGTGTATGTGGGTTACTTATTTTAAAAGATGAGTATGATGACCTCTTAGGTAGAGCTCTTGTATGGAAAATTAAAATAAGTAATAGAGATTTAGATAGAAATCCAGAACTAAAAAGTGTTGAATATTTCATGGATAGGATTTATTCAATTAAAGATTCCGATCAAAATACCTTTATTGAATATGCTAATTCAAAAGGGTGGGCTTATAGAAGTAAGCAATCATATTCATATGATGATGGAATAATTTATAAAACTAATTTCTATAAAGTTATTATGGAAATTAGTTTGGAAAAAAGTATGTTTGAAGCGTACCCATATATGGATACATTTCAAAGTTTGAATCAATCTGATAACACATTAAGGAACACTAGTTTAGGTCCTATTATATTAGATACTACAGATGGTAGTATAGGTGAATGGTCAGACTACTATGATGAAAGAATACCAACAGATGATGGGGTTTATTCTGAAGCCCTTGATGATTTTTTATGGGCAGATAGATCAGTTTATATAGATCATTCTAATAATGGGCATGAAGGTTTATATCCAAATGACCATTATAATATTCTTTATGATGATATATCAGGTTTTCATATACATAGAGATGATGCTGTTTTTTCTGAATATACAGGTGAGTATTATTATTCAGAAAATGTGGTTAATGTTATATCAGGTATTAATAAAGGTAAAGTAACTGATGAATCATGGGTTCATGATGAAGAACCAGATTTTATCAATACATCTGAAATCTATGAATTCGAATGGTTTCAAAAGGTTAATAGTATTTATGGATGGGATGATTATGGTGGTATTATTGATTCTCATTTAACAAAAGATCATCAGGGGGATTATATACCTAAATTTTTAGAAGTGGAAACCTATAGTTTAGGAGATGATGAAAACGAAGAATGGTTAACCCTAACAGATTCTTTCTTATTAGGTAAAATAGGAGAAGATGAATATAATTCAAATAAATCCACTAATGATGACCTTGATAAAGAGTTATTATTTGATTACTTTGAAAGGGTTTGGGTTAGAGGGGATAATGATGCATATAAAGATATTTTAGATAAAGAATACTTTTATAACCTTAAACATATTAAAAATTCAGATAGTGGATTTGTTTTAAGTAGGTTAGGATCATTCACAGATATGATAGGAATTTATGAAAAATTCAATGAATCTACGGATGATAAAGAAAAGATTCAAGAAAGAATTATAACATCATTTAATGATTTTAATAGGATTTAATTAAACTATTGAATAGTCTCGTGAATCAAATTGGTTTTTACTATCTTTTATTTTACCATTTATCATAAGATCTATTAGCTGATATTTGATTAAATCACAATCTTCCAATTCTTCAATAATATCATCTACTCTTCCATCATATGAATTTTCTTTACAAAGTTTATCTGTAAACTCATATGAGTAATCGCCTTCTTCTGTGAGTGCTTCACTTGAATAGTTAATAATATCAATACTTGATTTTAAAAATATATATGACATAAAGGATGGGCTTCCTATATCGTACCACAGATCACCATCATTACCTGATCGGTAACAAATAAATAAGATAGACCTAAATATTTCACCTAAGAAAGTTTTACTTGGTCCATTGGCTGGAATTGACCTTTTCTCAAACTCTTTAGTTTTCTGTAATATATTATCACTCATTTCAATTTTGTATGGTTCGTGGTAGTTTTCTACCATCCCCCTTTCTCCATATAGTTTAGATATGAGTTTCCCTTCTCTTAAATCATATGTGGATGAAATATCTTCTCCGATATCAACCATTCCCTTTTCTGTAGTATCTATAACAGAAATACCAGCTTTTTTAGCAATTTTGATTACTACCTTTTCACTACATGGACTAACAAATATGTTAGTCTTATTCTTGATCGATTTTAGATCATTAATAATACCAATTTTTTATACTTTGATAATTTCATTTATTTTTGGGTTTTTAGTTGTAGATTATTTTTGATAACCATTGGAGAGAATTTATAACCTCTGCCATCTAAAGTAGTAGCAATAATTGGGTATTTTCTATTACGAGTTTTAAATTCGGTAATTTTAAACTCTTTACCATTAGATCTAAATGTTTCACCAACAATATTCTTATCAAATCCGAAAAGTTTAGAAAGTGAGGTGTTTTCACTATTAGTTACTTTAATAGTTTTTGCTGACTTTTCAGTAGTTTTTACTGTCATTGTGCTTTTATAATCGATATCATTATATCGAGCAGTTCCAAATGAGATTTGAACACTATTTTCTTGTTCGATTTTACGAATTGCTGATTTTATTTGTCGTTGAACTTTTGAGATTTTTGTTTTAGTTATCATTAATTTTATTTTTAATTAAAGTTTGTAATTATTTTCATCAAGACCAATATTTTCTACGATAGTATATCCATCATTTCTAAGTGATTGTAATGACTTATTTCTATTTGTTGATCTTTTAAATTTCCAATGGATAGTACTTGAACCAAATTTCATTTGTGTAACATATCCACCATATACACATTTTTTAAACGATTTCACTATTACGTTTAAATCACTGTCTATAGCACACCTACAGGTATGTTTTATGTTATTAATTAAGTTTGTATCGTGACTATTCATTTGTTATATTTTCGTTGACTTCAAATATAAGCCTTTATTTCCGATCAGCAATGAAATTACGCCATTAATTTTTCTTGAATCCAAGTAAATCCTATTTTTTCATTATTTCATAGGTTTTTGGGGTAAAAAGACTTTACCTATTTAAAACATCATTCCTTTGTTAATAGGTTAAACCAACTTTATCCAATCTCTTATTTCATCTATTGCTATGTTATATTTAATGATTTCTATATTCCCTGGATCTATTCCAGTCATTTCTTTACGCTCTGATTTCAAATCTTTTAATAACCACCCCAAAAACTCTTTATCATACATTAATTCAGATGCTTTACTCTCATTAGCGTTATCTAAAAATATTTTAATTGTAGACATACTCCACCCTGTTAAAACCATAGAAGATGTTTCTTTATCTAAGTATTTTTGTAATTGATCAATAACCATTTCGGTTTGTTCTAATGTCAAATTAATTGGCACTGATTGTAAGTCCATTGTATCTTGATAGGAGTTTTCTATGGTTACTGTTCCATCTTTCTCCTTACACAAGTCAATTGTTGTATTTCCGTTTTTTATTTCTAAGTCCATTTTTTGTTATTTTTAAAAAGTATATTGAAATATTTTCTTATTTTTATTCCCAAAGGTAATTCTGTTGAGTCTACTCGTGTGAATTTAACAACTATACCAGGATTAAATAATGTTGGTTCTCCATGAAACTCATCTTTTGTTTCCTTGAACCACTCCGAAAGGAATGTATGTCTCTCTCCCTTTCTATCAATCAAAGTAATTAGGTAATCAGAGAAATAAACCACTTTTGTTAATAGTTTCTGACCTTTCTCAAATTTACAAAATTCATTATCTGATTTATTTTGTGTAGTGAGGTATAATAAATCACCCTTGTTACATTTATTATATTCGAATTGATTTCTCATTACTTATTAGTTTAAAGGCTCAGAATAATAAGCTCCAACCGGACAAATCATCACATTATTACTTGTAAAGTAATAATCACCATCAACTGTTTCGAATCTAACTCCACTATTCCACTCACGAAATGTAGTTGTTTTATATTCAATAATTGATATGATACCATTATCATCCCTAATTTCAACTTTTATGGTATAATTATGTTTTAATTTCCCATTTTCTAATCCTGAGTCTGAGTTACAAGATATTAATAGGATAACTGATAATATCATTGTTATAATTTTTTTCATATCCATAATTTTAATTTATATTAGATTTAAGAGCTTTAAAAAACCCACTTATCATTTTAACTTCTTTAAATGGTTCTAAAAATTCTTTTAATAATTCTTTAATATTATTAGATGTTTCTTTATTGTTATACTTACCAAATAATATTTTAAATACTAACATCTTCTCATCATCATTACATTTTTCACCTTTAAGTGATTTGAGTATTTCCTGAATTTCCACAAATGGTTTAACCCATTTATTAGAAGATATTTCTATTTTATCCATTTTATCTAAATACTTTTGGGTTAATTTGAAAATTTCTAAGTTTTTGATGAATATTTTAGATATATTCTTAGCATCATCTATTCCTCTGTGATGAGTTCCATCTATCTCAAACCCCTCTGATCTTAAAGCCTTACTCATACCAACAGGTCTCCTACCTTTCCATCGAGCAAATAGGTGTTTCAAACTATAGTGTTTAGGGATATCAGACTCAATATCATTAGATTTCATATCCTTTAACATTTGGGTTTTATCATAATGCCCCCAACTTACCCATATCGAATCTGATGACCATTCTAAAAATGATTCCATAACATCTTTAAGGTTATCAGAACCATCTATATCTTTTTGAGTGATAGTTGTTAATTCTTTACAGAAATCTGATAGTGTTGGGAAATTTAATGGTTTGGAGAATTTAGCAAACTCATCTATGACTTCACCTTGTGGGTTCATTTTGACTGCTCCGATTTCAATAATTTCATTATCAAATCCTTTTGGAGCTCCTCCTCTATGACAAGTAGCTTCTAAATCAAATATTATATAGTTTTTATTCATATTGCTAATATATAAATAATTATCCGAACATCAATACTTTTTAACATTTATTAATATAACTAATTTATTTAGAATCATTCTAAATTAACAATATAAAACTAACAGGTACTTTATAACGAATGTTTGTTTATTATTTTCTTTGAGAATCTGTCTTGTTCAGCAAATTCATTTGATACCATAAATAAAGAAACAACATTTCCTGTTGAGTCTATATCAGAGTCTTCTATTTTATCCAACTCTCCTTTTATTTCTGATTCAATCATCTTTGCTAATTTCGTGGCTTTATTTCTAGCTTTTTCTATAGATTGACCACTTCCTGTACTTACACCACCAATACTTATTGCTTCGCCTCTACCAGCAGATGGTAAGTGAAATTCAACAACATAAAAATTAGGCAACTCACCTCTTTTAGCAATTGCTTTACCATCTCTATATGAGTTAACAAAGTCTTCTATCTCATTCATTAAAGAATCGAAATTTGTTAAATCAGGCATTTCCTGTTCTTCACCAGCATCTAATTGTGACTCATTTATAAATTGGTTATATTTCTTAATTGACATAATTATTAATTATTTTTCATACTCTATATATATATAATTAAATAACTTATAAATACCACTTTTCGTTAAGACCAATGTAATTTTATGTAGTCAATTGGTAATTCATATTTTTTCATATTTTTTTAATCCATTTTATTTTCCCACTATCATAAATTCTATAAATGTTATTTTCTAACATTAATTCATATTCAGACTTATTCATATCAACATTCTCAAATATCCTAAATATTTTATCCTTTCTATAATTGAACTTATGTTCTCTCATATCACCAACAACATAAGAATAATCTGGTCTTAGGTCATACATTTTAGAGAATCCATTATTATTATATAGTTCACCATATGAATAATCATTATCCGAAAATGTTTCTACTGATATATCAGGATTATTCCGAGTAAAGTATCTCAATAATTTACTAAACCCACCTACTATAGAGTGATACTTAATATTACAAAACCTATTTAAATTATAAGTAGAATTATTCACTTTCTTAAAGGTTAATAATGATACTAATTCTTCATTATAATAAAGCCCCAATTTAATTGATGAACTTGTATATCCTTGTAGGTGATTATCATTTAAGAATACACGGATAATACTCACATCTCTTATAATCCTAACTTCACATTTCCTAGCATATATTCGATTAGTGGTCTTATTTAATTTATTGAATATCATAGATTTAATAATACACTTTCTATATTTCCAATCATCTTCATATACCTGAAATAAATTAATTCCCAACTCTCTACAACTATCATGTTTTTCTTTATGGTAATTCTTAGGTTTATGTTTTTCTGAATGCCAATAGAGCCCATTAAATTCAATAGCGAATTTATCATCAGGTAAATAAATATCTAATTCCCTACCACCTAATACCTCCCTATCTGAGGATATAACCATCCCATCATATATTGATTTAACATAGTCACATACCTCCATTTCCATAATAGATATCCCGGAATTATTACCATTTTCTATATTAGTTTTCTTTCTTTTTTTATGGATATCATTTTTTTCTTGTGTGGTTTTTCCATCCCAATTATCTTTCTTCTTCTGTTTAACATGATCCAATTGTGATATGTTAATAACACCATAATCACTGAGGGTTTCTATACTTTTATTTTTAAAATCTTCTGAACTCATATAATACTCTGATCCATATCTTCTTATATTAGTGTCTCTTATCTTCTCTTTTATATCACTATTCTGTGAGATAAAATCCACTCCATATTTTTCCCTAACAGACACTTTTGTTTTATTCTTAGTAGATTCTAATTGAAATATATTATCAACCCCATATTTAGTTTGATTATTCATTCTTAATTTACATTTCTTACAGAACCACTCACCACTCTTATAAACATCTTTATAATTCCTAACATAGGAATTCCACTTAAGATATCCCACAGACTCACATTCATCGCATGACATATTAACTTTAGTATGACTGCCCCTAGTTAGATTTTGAGGATTGACCATTACTATATCTCCAACTTTAACATCTTTGAATTTTTTGAAATTTGAGGAATTCACTACTACTCCTACTTCACTATCTATAATCATAAATGGGTGTGTTTTATGGTTATATATAAAAAACCTCGGAGTGTTTTATGGTTAAGTAATAATAATTTAAAGTTTTAGATAAAATGTGTTGAAAATAGAAAAAAAGGGGTTTCAAGGAGTAATATATACTTTATAAAAATAACATAAATATATGAAGAATGTATTAATCGTTGAAAATACTTCGGAGTCATTAAGTAGACTTGATGAGTCAGTAGTGGACGGCGAAAAGAAATATGTACTTGGTGGTCCGTTTACGGAATTTGGTGTTAAGAATCGAAATGAACGAATTTATACAGCTGATAAGTTTATTCCTGCATTAAATGAAATGAAGGAAAGAATGAATTCACTTGGGGTCGTTTATGGAGAATTCGACCATCCTGATGTGTTTGACACCTCTCTAAGTAGGGCTTCTCACATAATTAAATCAATTGATTATGTAGAAGAATCTAACAGAGTAGATGGTCAAATACAATTACTAAGTACCTATTGGGGTAAAGAAGCCCGATCAATAGTGAGTGATGGTTGTCCATTATTCGTCTCATCAAGAGCAGCTGGTATCACAGAGAGTGATGGAACTGTAAGCTTGAAAAAATTATTCACATACGACATTGTTGCAGATCCTGGATTTGGTTCAGCTAAAATGAGTTCAATTAACGAAAGTGTTGGTTACTCAGATAGCTCAAATTTCAGAATTTACGAAATGTCAGATGAATCAAAAATTAATGAATTATTCACAATGAACAAGAATGATCTAGTAACAAAATCGCAATTAGGTGATTACTCTAAGTACTTGGTAGATGAAATTAAAACTACTAATACAAAAGTTAATGAAGCCGTTAAGGTTGGAAAGTTAGATTCTAAAAAAATGGAAGAGTTACTTTCATATTATGAATCTTTACAAGAGGACCACTCTAAATTAATCCAATATTTGGACTATTTAGCTGAAAAAATGCAAGTAGTAGTTAATGAAAACACTGGCTTGAAAGAAACACAAGGGAAATTAATACAGCATAATGATTATTTAGCTGAAAACCTTGAGAAAAACATCAATTATTCTGAGTATATCGCAGAAAATTTAGATAAGAATATTGAATATTCTGAGTATATCGCAGAAAATGTAGATAAGAACATTTCTTACTCTGAATATATTGCTGAAAATGTAGATAAGAATATTGAATATTCTGAGTATATCGCAGAAAATGTAGATAAGAGTATTGAATATTCTGAATATATCGCAGAAAATGTAGATAATAACATTGCTTACTCTGAATATATTGCAGAAAACTTAGAGGGTAACATTGCTTACTCTGAATATATAGCTGAAAACCTTGATGATAACATTGCTTATTCAGATTATATAGCTGAAAACCTTGATAAATCTATCGGTTATTCAAAATTAATTGTAGAAAAATTAAATACTAATAAATCTATCAATGAAGCTTTCGAAGATGAAGGTGATCAAAGATTCCCTCTTCCAGAAGATGAAGGATTTGAAGTAATTGATGATGAAGATGAAGATACTGATGAATTAGAAGATACTGATGAATTAGAATTTGATGAAGATGGAAACCCAATTTTCAAAGATGATACAGAACTTCCAGAACTTCCAGAAGGAGAAGAAAACTGTGATTGTGATGATGAAGATGATTTGGGTGATGAACAAGGTACATTAGAAGAAACTCCAGAAATGGATGATTATGATTCTGATGAAGATGATGACGCTGATGCTGATGATGAAGATTTCGATGAAGATCTCGAAGAAGGTGCAGAAGGTGTTGTTGAAAATTTAGACAAAAAAATTGATAAACTTATAAATGAAGCTAAAAAACGAAAAGCTTCTGAAACTAATGAACATCACTTCTTGAAGTTCTTAAATAAATCTCAGGTTAATAGTTTCTATGACTTAGAGAATGATGAACAAGAAAAGGTAGTTGCTCACATAAACGAAACGGGTAGCTATATGTCCTCTAATGATGTTATTAAATTAATGCAAGAGGCTCTTTCTCTCAAATCTGAGGGGTTAGAAGAGAAGTTAATTAGGTTAATGCCAGATACAGTTAAACCTCAATGGGAACAACTGAAAGAATCGAGAAAGGTTAGCATACTATCACAAGCTAAACTTCATCCAGAATTAACAAGTGAAGAACAAGTTGAACATTTCTGGTTAACTCGAAATATTAAGGCAAAAGCACCATCAAAACAATTGATATCAGAATCAAAATTGATTCAAGATGATTCATTGTCAGATGATGCTATAGAAGGTATTATGGAAAGATTTAAAAATCTATAAGATACCAAAAATAAAATAGTGTAGTTAAATGAATATTTAGTAAAAATACTTAAAAATGTCCAAAAATGGAAAAAAAGGGGTTTTTACAATAAATATATAACTATAACAAAAAACAAAGAAAAAAAGATGAAAATCGACAAAAACAAAGCATTAAAAAAGTGGACTCCAGTTCTTGAGAACATGGGAGTGAACACGGCTGAAAGATTAGATTGGATGTCTGAGTACGCAGAAATGCACTCAATCAACGAGAATATTCAAACAGCAGGTGTATCTTACGCCAACCAAGGTAATGTTGCAGGTATGGGTGGAGTAGTTTCTGCACAACCAGGAACAACACCAGGGTCAACAGTTACCCAAGGACAAGGATCACAAGGTTCAGGTGATTATGGTCAACAATTGTTACCAGTAGCAATGAAAATTGCAGCTCATACAATTGGTCTTGACTTAGTATCAGTTAAGCCTTCTCCAGGTCCGAAAATTGACTTGATGTATATCGACTTTAGATATGATGATACACCACAAGATGGTAATGAAAAACCATTAGTATTTAAGGTGAATTTAGCTGAAGCAGCTGACAGAACTACTCTTTATACTTATTTAAGAGATGCTATGACAGCTAACGGAATCACTGAAACAGTTGGTGGTCTTACTAAAAGACTTTTCCTTAACCTAACAGGTGCTGGTAGTACAACAGCAGGTGGAGGTACTGATGATCTTGTATCACCAGATAACAAAGAGGGTATCCTTGAATTTTTAGGATTCTCTAGAATTGATGGTTTTCCAATGTTTAGATCATTCAGACAAACTAATGATACGTCTTCATTAGATTCTGGTGGAACTACTTGGGGATTCAATGAAACTAAAAATACTTTTAATCACCAAGATTCAATAGCTTCAGTTATTGAACAAGGTTTTGAAACTACTAATACAGTAGTATCTCCACCAATTGGTCCAACAGGAGCATTTGATAATTCTCCAGCAGGAGATGTAAGTATCGAATTGATATCAGCTCTTGAAGATCATATCCCAGGATATGTTTCTAACTTCGAGACAGAAGGTGGACAAGGTAACGCTCCAATGACAAGAGGTACTGATGACCAATCATACCCAGGTGTAATTGCACCAGATGTATCTACTAAGACTATTGCAGTTGGTACTATTGAAATCTCTACAGCTCTTAAAAGAACTGAGATTGAAGATATCAAAGCAAACACTGGTATGGACATCGTTCAAAAAATGGAGTCAATATTGGTTAATGAATTGTCTCAAACAATTTCTAAACAAATTGTTAATAAATTATTCGTTATGGGTGATTTAAACAGACAATCAGCACCAACAAGAAATACTTTAAATATTTCTAATTCTACAATCTTTGACTTTGATGTTCAAGATTACGCAGGAATATTAGGTGGTGAGACATCACACGCAGTACAAAGGAAGCTTATTTCTAAGATCCTTAATGCGAGTAACTACATTGCTACCGAAGGTAGAGTAGGACCAGCTCAATACGTTGTTACTAATGGTAACATCGCAGCAGCTCTTCAAGATATTGCAGGTTATACAATTAACCCAACAAAAAGTAATATCTCAGGTTCAGGTCAATTATATCCAGTAGGACAAATTGGTGAGGTTTCAATTTATGTTGATCCTTACATGAAGTACAATGATAACCGAATCTTGGTAGGTAGAAAGAACCAACCAGATCAACCAGGTGTTGTATTTATACCTTACTTAATGGCACAGTCTATCAGTATCATATCAGAAGCGACTTTCGCTCCAAGGATGTTACTTAGATCAAGATATGCTGTTGGTGAACTAGGTTGGTATCCGCAAAAACAATATATGACTATATTT